TCCTGTCCTCTCCTGTGGACGCGTTACTAACGCGTTCGTAACGCGTGACGGAACCCTTATTCTTCCGGTACTTAGCAGACCTTTTTGCGCCGTCGTTGCGGTGCTTGTAACTTTTTGAAATTATTTTGTCACAATTTTTCTGCCGCAGTTTGCCGTTTTTCACTTTAAAAAAGGCAATGACGTTGTGCTTTACATTGAGCCACTCTTCCACTGAGCAATTGCAGATAGAGGAGAGGGCTCTGTCGTCATCTGGGAGGGGAGCTTCGTTGGCGTAGTAATGATCTAAGAGGAGGGTATAGGCACCATGCTCTGCAAGCGAGAGGTGCCATGTATCGTTTTTGTAATCGGTTGGGTGACGTTCATACCAGTCCATTAGACCAACTCCCGTTTTCTTGCACGGGCTTCCCGCTTCAAACGGTTCCTACACTGCCTGCATTCCCTATGTATCCTGTCTGGGCGTATGTATAAATTGTATCCACTGTATGGATGACCATAATTGCAGTGTGTTTTGCGCAAATTATATATACCCACATCACTGCGCCTAATATTTTCGAGTTTCGTAACAGCCTCTAAATGGCTTGGGTTTACGCACGATGGGTTTTTACATAGATGGTCTATCTCAAAATCTATTGGTATTTCTCCGGTGCAACGTTCGTGGCTGTATCTGTGCGCCATCTTAGCTATGTCATCATGCCAAAATCTTCCATACCCATTCTCATTTTTTCCGGCATTCCATAACCAACATTCATCAGAGCCCCGCACTGATACTTTAGCAATGAAGCGCAACCCATCGGGCGTACTCTCCATTAATTGTGTGAATTTTACGGTGTTCATATCATTTTCCAATCAATCATTTTCCGGTGAGAAGAGGCGCGGCGGGCTGGAAAATGATGAAGGGCCACGTCAGGGATCAATCCGACGTTTTTTTCACCGCGCACTATATTAAAACTTTTCATGGTTAAGCGTCAAGGGCTTCTTCAGGAATAATCCCCGCTATTTGCTGCCATTGACTGGACTCCTTGCGGGTAATTCCCAATTCATCTAGGGTTGGTGTATCATCAATAACCTGTTCTTTTTTGGTACGGGTTTTTTCCGGCCTTCCTCCTTCCGCTCTTTCTGTTTCTTCAAGCATTTGACCTATGCGGTGTTCGGCCCTGAATTTAATTTTGCCCGCCCAAATAGCCATGTCATTATCATTTGCCTGACGCGCATAGGCCCGCATAGCCTCTGCCTTATCCCGAATATCTTTTACCTCATCAACAGAGTGTGCCGCCTGGAGTGCCTGCCGCGCTGCCTCGTATTTTACTAGATCATGTGACATATTTTATTTTCCTATTTTTGCATCGTAAAAGCTATTTGGTATTCAAATTCCGCTAATTCTCTGCATTTTGGACAGATGTCTATAGTAGCTAAAATTTTAATTTCTCGATCATCTTGATAACGAGTAGAAATAATTTGTGTTTTTTCTGGCAACATTACTTTGCCGCTGCCGCCGCAAACATTACACATTACGTCCTACCTACAAATATTGTAGGTGCTGTTTTTGGCGTTTTGTAAAAATCCTTTTTGTTGCGTTTAAATTTTTGAAAGTCACGTTTTGTCACAGCATAACTCCGCTTTTAATAAATCGGTCATGCATTTTCGCAAAGCACGTTGGTGCGCTAGTTTAGTTCCATCAATTGCGTTCTGCCGTCTTTTAACAGCCATAGAGTGCGCTTTCATAAGTTTTTGGTAGGAACGTGACGCATTTGACTTAAATGTGTTTGTACGTTGCCCTAAACGCTTTGTAGTTTTTTCCATTAAATTACTCCATTTTTTGTAAAAGCTCTTGCACGTCCTCTACAGATCGTGCCGTAAATACATCGCCGCCAGCTTTGGCAATTTGTTCATGCACCTCTTTTTGTCTGCGTGAAAGGTAACCGCCTTCTTTTTTAACTTCAATCCAAATAGTCTTGCCTTTGTGTAATATTAGGATGTCTGGCACTCCTGCCTTCAGCCCCATTTTTTTACTATTTGACGCCGCTATTATTGTCTTGCTGGGAATCGGATTAATAGCTGTCCAAAAAGAATCGGCTAATAAAACTATGTCCAAATATTGCTTTATCTGCCGTTGGATTTGATTTTCTGTGAGTTTAGACATCAAAAAAATCTGCCAAGTCTAAAATGATGCCTTTCGATTCAGCTAAATTAATAACGCGCACCGCAAATTTGTTGGGCACGCCCGTTTTCTTCCACTTGGATATGTGGACAGCAGACACATTAAGTGATTCGGCAATGTCCTTTGTCCTTCCCATTTGAACTAAAAACTTTTTATGTAAGTGCATATTTTTTTTTCCTTATACAGTAATTTAATTACTAATTAATGCAATTTAATTCTTTACACAAGGTAAAATTTCGTTTATTGTTAATAAATAAACAAAACACAAATTGGGAGTATTTTAAAATGACACGCACCGAAGCAGAAAAACTAGGCTGGACATTCAAAGGCTCAGACAAAGACACCACCGCAGAGAAGGGTCGCTTGATCCACATGGGGCCGCTGGCCTTTGTCCTTAAACTAATCTCGATGGTGGAGACAGTATAATGGATGTCACATTCACATATATGTTTGGCTCAAACGAGCTTCTCATAGAAGCCACCGTAGATTCCGACGGCGTTGAGTTTACAGAAGTCACCATCACAAATGGTTGCAGCTTTGTAGACTTTGACTTTGACGGCTTGTCCATCCAGCGTAGGACAATGAATGCCTTGGCGGTGCCAGTTTATGAAAGTCTGGAAGACGCTCTTATTGAAGCAGCTTTCGCAGCCGCCGACGCAGCATAAGACCCTGACGACGATTGGGGTCTTAGTGATTATCTCCGCGACCAACAAACTGACAGGGAGTCCAGCAAATGAAAGACCTCTGCGAATGGATTGAGAACTTTGACAAGGTCTACAACAGACTTTGTGATGCGGGTATGACCTGCAAAGACGCAGCCTCGATAGCGGAATTTTCCGCACGGCATGAAGCCGAAAACAAGGGAGAAGAAAATGACTACGCCATCCAAGAATAAAAACATCGACGAGGCTTTCGTTGCCGCACAGAAGCTAATCGGCGGTGCGCGGAAGACTGCTACCAACCCGCACTTCAAATCTAAGTACGCAAACCTTGAAGAAGTCCTGAAGGCTTGCTCTGACATCCTGAATGACCATGACATCCATATCACTCAGCCTACCATGCAGGAAGACAACAAATTCTTTGTCCGTACCATCCTGACGCACACTTCTGGCGAGACGATGGAAGACTATGGCGTTCCGATCCTTGGCTGGGAAGACGCAAAGAATGCAGCACAGGTTTTTATTGCCGGACAGACTTATGCGAGACGAGGCGGATTGTCTTCATTAGTAGGAATTGCTCCTGCCGATGACGATGGCGAGAGCCTAACCCAAGCCGCACCTCCGAAGTCCGATAAGATCAGCGCACAACAAGCCGTGCAGCTTAATGACCTAGCCGCCGAGGTCGGTGCCGATAAGGGTAAATTCTGCGCTTATCTTGGGGTTAAATCTTTTGAGGAAATCAACGCACAACAATTTAGCACTGCAAAGGCTGCGCTTGAAAAAAAACGGGCAACAGAATAATGGATAATATTATTCAAGGGTCTAGTAGCTGGTTTGAGGCGCGTCGTGGCAAAGTAACCGCTTCACGGGTTGCAGACGTTATCGCCAAAACAAAGTCGGGATGGGGCGCGTCCAGAGGCAACTATGAGGCTCAGTTGATTGCTGAGATATTGACAGGCCAAGTTGCCGACAGCTTTACAAATGCCGCGATGGAATGGGGTACTGCTACTGAGCCACAAGCTCGAAAGGCTTACGAGTTTCTCAAAGACGTAGAGGTTGAGGAAATCGGTTTTGTAGACCATCTAATAATTAACGGCACAGGTGCAAGTCCTGACGGCTTGGTCGGTGATGCCGGGATGCTTGAAATCAAGGCTCCGAATACCAAAACTCATATTGAAACGCTATTGAGCCAGAAGGTGCCCAAAATTTATGACCACCAAATGCAGTGGCAAATGGCATGTGCTGGTAAGGATCGTCTCTGGACGGATTTTGTGTCCTTTGACCCTCGGCTGCCGCAGCATTTAAATATGTTTCTCCAACGGGTCGAGCGTAACAGTGAGCGCATTGCCGAGCTTGAAGGCATTGTGTCAGATTTTATTGCCGAGATGCACGTTAAGATTAAGGCGTTGGGTGACTTATCATGAGCAAGCATTACGTCTCCAACGATGTTGTGCGTGGTGATCTGGTAAACCTAATTAACAACCTCGACTTAAAAAAGAAATGGATCATCGAAATTAAACGCCAGACTAAAAAAAGGTCAACAGGTCAAAACTCTTGGCTCTGGGCTTGTCATAAGGTCGTTGCAGAGGACACTGGCAATTCGGTCGATGACATCCACGAGATCGTCAAAAAGGAATTGCTGCCAAAAAAATACGTCGAATTTGATGGCGAGGAGATTGAGATCAACGGCAGTACGACCGGGTTAACCAGCAATCAATGGAGCGAGTTCATGACAGAATATTCCGCATGGGCTGCACAGTATGGTATAATGCTTCCACATCCAGAGGATCAGGGACGTGATTAGATTGAAACGCCGCAAAGCTAAAAAGTCGGGTCTAAACCCTTCAACCATTATCAAATGTTCTTCACACCTGAAGTGGGTTAGAGGCCACGAGTGCGCCATTGCCGACAAGCATGACTGTAAGGACAAAATAGAAGCCGCGCACGTTCGGCGAGGTTCTGATGGATACATGGGCGGCAAGCCAAGCGATACCTACGCAATTCCTCTCTGTTCAGAGGCGCATCGAGAGCAACACGCTATCGGCGAGAAATCGTTTGAAAAGAAGTACGGAATTAAAATGCTGGAAATATCACAAATGTTGGCCCGCATGTCTCCGCACAAAATAAAATGGCATGTCAAATAAGCATAATACTTTTAAAAAAACTGTTGAAACAAATTGAAACATTAAACGAAAGGCTAAAAAAATGACTGAATATGACAACACAAATCGAGGCGCGATTTGGGGAAACAAGCGCAAAGAAATTGATACACATCCCGATTTTACAGGATCAATTAATGTTGAAGGCGTTGAATACTGGCTAAATGGGTGGAAACGCAAGACAGACGCTAGTGAAAACTCTCCGAGCATGTCGTTCTCTGTGCGTAAAAAAGAGGAACAGCAAAATAACGAAAATGTTGTTGTTAAAACAGAAAATGACTTAGATGATAACATACCTTTTTAAGAATTGGCATGGATTAGCGTGACGAAAGTGCGCTGGCGGGTACTCCCACCTGCGTTTGTCCTAACCCGCCCGCTGGCCCCGACGGGATAATATCGGGGCATTTTACGTAACGATTAATGAAAATATAATAATTTCTTTTTTTTGCAATTAATGCTTTACATTCGTTGCCGGATAAGGTAATTTATAATCATAAAAAAACCGAGTAACTGATAACGAAAGGACAAAATAATGTCAGTAATTGAGATTCTAAAAAGTGACATAGGAAGCGGAAGAATAGGCGTAAAAAAAGGCGTTGAAATACTGACGCAGCTTTCAAAACTGCGTGAAGCCAAAGCGTGGCGGCTTTTGGTGAACCCGTGATGGAAATATTTTTTCTTATTTTAAAGATATTGTTATCATGAGAAGGTTTTGGTGGTGGCGTTGGATTTTCAAACGCAAAATGAAACATTACATTTTAATCAAAAATGTGAAAGGAATTAGGATGCACAACAGGCCAACAGTTCAAACCAACAAAAAACAGCGAAAATGTTTGCGGTGCCTGATAAAATTTTTAAGCAGTCGCGCAGGTAATCGGATTTGCAAGAAATGCAGTTGTAAAAAAACTGATCAAGATCACGATTATAGCGGCTTCGAAGGAATTGGTTGGAGCAACAACGTTAAATATAAATATTTAAAGTAGGAAATTATGTTTATAATTATTATCAATATTTATGAATTTCTGGATCATATATAATGATATGGCTGCTGGTAATCTTAATTACGTTGCAACCGAACGAGAAATCGGAAAAACGTGTTGTCAACGCTCAATACCACATGTTTGATAGAGAGTCTGAGTGCAGAGAAATTGCTAAGAAAGTACGACGTCTCAGAGGACGAAAGCACATGAAGCACGTTTATTCGCAATGTTTTTTTGTTAAAAATAAGGAGGTTTAAATGCAAGCAAATTTAAAAACGTGTCCTTTTTGCGGCGATGAGGGCATCAGAGATAGGGAGATAGAAGAGGCAACCCAACGTGTAATGTTTTTTGTACGGTGCAGGAATAAATATCAGAAATGTCGTTTACGCCCTCGCACAAAAGGTTATCATTCCAAAGGCACTGCCCCGAAAAATTGGAACAAACGCACATGACGTGTAGGAATACTGAGACCCCTGCAAAACTTTTATGCCCACATTGCGGTTCTAACCAGAAAACTCCGCGCCAATTAACATGGCACTTAAATTACGAGTGCAAAGGTTGCGAGTTCTCACGTTCAGAAGATCAAAGTTTTGGTAAGTCTAGTTAATTTTATATCCTAGCCTGTTAATATTTACATAACCATTGGCGTCATACCGCCCTGCCACCTCGTTTTTAATGTCAATATCTTTGTGATTTTCCCAAACTGGCGTGGCGATTGTGCCAACAGCAAGATCATGCATAAAATCGTTTCCTGTACGAAGATGTATTTCGATTATTTTATCCCCTCGCCATTCTACATTTATTTTCTTTACGTCTTTTGGAAGCCAGTTTGGTAGATTATTAACAAAGTTTGGAGCGTTGATTTTTACCCACATGTTGAATTTTGATAAATTGCTATCGTTTACTTCGCCTTGCATTGCGTCAAAAGGCGTAAACTTTCCATTCTTAAATTCATAGTCTACGCTGAAATGTTTGCCTGCAAAGTATTCACACCAAAAAGTACCCGGCCTTCCAACTTTGTGGTCGGAAAACAAAAGATTAGGGTTAAGCTCTTTTACGGTTGCCCAAATACCCATGCCATACAAATTGTAAATCGGCCTTATCACATACTTACCGCTTTGTGTTACAGGAACGACAATAGGCGCAGCGTCGTAGCCTAGTCTCAAAGCAAGGTCTAATTTGTTAAAAAGCCATCGGTGCTGCGGGTAAAAGCTCCACGCTTCAACATCGTCATTCGCTGTTTTGGTTTTCATGGTACTTTATTGTTGCTATTGAGCTTTTCATCCAGTGTGCAATTTCTTTTCTGTAAGCTCTTATATTTATCCAATTTTGCGATGGCATACACATTAAATCCCCTAAAGGATAATTTTTTTGCTTCCAATAATTTATAGGAGCGACCTCACTTTTTGGCTGGAGCAACGGGCTTGGAAGCGGGGGGTTTAGGTACACTAATTTTACAATCGGTTTTGGTGCCTCCAGAAGCGCGGCATACTTCTCGCAAGCTCCTAGCATCAAGAATAGTGGTAACACGACCAGCGCGGGTTGGCTCACGCAAGAGCGCAGCTTTGAGACTATCGCTTGTATTCCGAACATTGGTGATCTCCTTTTTAAGAGCAGTGTTTTTCTCTCTAGCTTGCTTAAAATATTCGGTTGATCTAGCAATTTGTCCCGCGTGGTCAATTTTGAGGGCATTAATCTGCTTAATTGCCTTCTTCGTTTCCGCTTGTTGTGCCTCATATTTTGACTCCAAAACTGCGTTTTTTGCTAAACTAACTTTTAAGGCCCAGCCTAGCCCTAAGATGGACATTGCCAAACCAGCAATGATATAAATTCTTGCCATCTATTTTTTTTGCACAATTAGCTTATGAGCGATAAAAATCGACGAGGCAGCGCATAACAAAATTCCAGAAACGCCAACATAAGCAGTTGCAAATGCCGCTGCTGCTGTGCTTCCTGTGGCAGCAATCCCAATTAAAGCGACAGTAAGCCCTGCCCATGCTCGTACACAAAACATCCCATATTCTCTTCCGTAAGATTTTAAAGGATCGAAATCATTAATAAATAAAAACATTTAAGTTACCCTTTCGAAGTGTGGCCCGTCAAAAAACGACTCATTTACGTCTCTGTCTACCCTTGTCCCGTCTTCATCCCAATCACCTCCCCAACGCATATGAACGCCATGACCTTCCGCGACCATAATAATAAACTTAGCAAAAGCCTCCATTTCATCTTTATCTGCCCAATGGTAATGAGGTCGAAAAGGATGATACGGTAAAGCATCGATAGCATTAGACGGCGTAGAGTTATGGTTGCTTCTAGGCCATCTTACTTGTGACTTTTCTGTGTCAAATAAATAGTTTTGGCGTTCTTCGTTTCGATGCCCCTCAATAATTCCGATATCCTGGATTAAGACTCCTGACGCTGTGCGATACGGCAATTTTTCCATTGCTGAATTAAAGACAAGTTGCAACTCTGGATGGCAAGTCGACAGTCTCTCTTTTGATCTATCGCCGTACATAATTGTCTTGGTTAAATTTAGGAGTTCGATGTTCATTTTTAGTAAAACAAAATTCTATCCAATAAATTCCACCAATAAAAAAAATCATTAAACCAGTTAAAGCAAAACAAAAAACAAAAAAAACAATCATAAAAATGAAATCTATCGCGTTAGTCAGGATGTTTACCACTGTGAATCCCTTCCAGTTTTTTTAATCTTTCTGAATTAAATCTAGCAGTAATTGACAAAGCCTCTATTTCGCGTGCCTTTTTTTCTAATTCTTTTGGTGCCATAATGTTACTCAGCACGCTGGTTTTTTGTTGGTTTAAGTCAATGCTATTTTCTTGCCTGTCAGTTCTTTGATCTAATTTCCGAAGCCTACTTTCTACGTCAGCACTAAAAGCTGTTAATTTTTCTTCCACAGCCGCTAATTTAGTTTTTACAATCACTGCTGCACTAACGACAGAAATTAACATACCAACTACGGTTAAAATTAGTCTTACGTCAATGCCAGCGTCCATTAGCACGGAGCCTCCGTGCATCGGTTTACCCAAACTAAATATCCACCTGCAAACATAGCTAAAGTTACAATTAAAATAATAATTCCGTTAATTAATTGTTGTAAAACTTTATCCCAATTCGCTTTTTTTGTAGCAGCATTCTGTCCTTTGTTTTTTAATAATTTAGATTGCCTAATTTTACGTTCTTCAATTAATCGATCTCTTGTATCCAAAATCTCTTCCCAAGTTCCGAAGCCGTACTTTCGATTAATTTGCCTACCAAGCATACGAATATCGTGGTCAATCTTCTTTTTTTCCAAGATCATTGCGGCAACCGATGAAACAGATAGCTCATCACCCTCGTCGTCGTTTAAACGTTTTGAAAATATTTTTGCCCATTTGCTGGTTGGTTTTTTAGCTTTAACTTCTTTTTCACAAGCCTCTTTGCACTCAAACAAGGCGTCTAAACCTTTGTAAATTCCTTTAACATCGTCGGTTGTTTTCATCAGCGTTTTTACGCCGTCCACAGCACCTTTTATTAAAGAAAATGCTGCAAGTGATTCTGCCACTACCACAAGGATCTACCTAGCCCTAGATTGGCTGACGTTTTCACCACCGAATGGAGCTTCTGCCCAGGCACTGAATAGATTTTTTGGCACAGCACCGTTGATGTCCGCAGCCGAAACCATCAATTTAAAGCCATTAGAAAGAATATTAATGTCGATCGAAGATGTTTCCATAACCGCATCACGCCCAAATATAATTCCGTCGGTAACTGTGTTAAACGTGTTTTGGCCTGTATCGTACCAGTAGCCATTTCTTTCACCGTCAAATCGTCTTATGAAAATAGCTCTTGGCCGAAAACCGCAATACACAAAAGTTCCATTAGCAGAAGAATTACCGACGTAAAGCCCATGTTTTTGATACTGAGGAACATCAGCATACAAGTACGCTACATAGCTTCCTCCGTCAGTATTGCCAGCATTGTCTACAACAAAAACACTGGCGTTATGAGTTGCAGCAAAATACGAACTAGAACTTGTTTCAGTTCCACGCCCTGTAGTACTCATCGGAATATTAAAATTATCCCCTGTTAAGGCTGTATGCCATGCAAAGGTAGCCGCTCCAGTATCTCGACGAATTACTATAATAAATCCAGGCTTTACACCTAAATTGTGCGAAATCGACTGCGTGCCACTGGCATTTCCAGTATATGTTACGATATCAAAACCTTCAGTCGCGCCCTCTTTGAATCCCACTAGCGTATTTGCGCTGGTATTAGAATTATATTGTGCATCACTGCCCAGGGTGACGCCGTCAGCATTAAAAGACTTGACCCCCTGAACTACTGTACTTTCGGCAGCAGCTTTGTTCAGTTCGAGTTCTTTCGTAGCACCTCTAATGGTATCCACAAAATTCCAATCAGACGAACCGCTGTGATCTCGTACAATAGCTAGGTTAGGAGATAGTGCTGTATTGCCTCCAAATGTTCGAGCGTTTTCTGATCCTGTTCCCGTAAAAGTCTGAGCATTCATCGCCGCGCTTGCGTCTTTAATAGCTGGTTCAGGCAAATTAGCGGTGCATAAAGCTAGATACCCAGACGGTGGCGCATATTTAAAGTCTCCAAAACCATTTCCGTCAGATTCGCCGCCTTCGCCTGTGATAGGAGTTGTGCCAAAGTTAGCTTGAACAACGGCAGAAGATCCGGTTGTGAAGTACCAAGTTTGGCCAGCCTCTAAATCAGTCACTGCTTTTTTTGATGAATTGTTAATAAAAAATTCTAAATTTAAATTGTCGAGATCAACGGCCATGCTGACAACGTCATTTACGCTGATACCGCCAAGGCCAGAGGTGATTATTGCTCCGTCCTTCCAATATCGCCCACTTGAATCGTAGCCTCTACCCTCTCCGTCAAGTGTAAATTGAAATCCTAATGAAGTGGCATCTTTGGCTAACAAGACAAGTGCTGTCCCAGAAATAGCGGTAGGGGTAAACTCCGCATACCATTTCCCAGAAATCATACCAAACGGTGAAGCGTTATATTGCGTGAGTGATACAGTTCCTCCATCGCCTACGGTGCCAATAGTGCCACTGTTTTTGATTTTACTTAGGGTAGCAAAATTGGATGCCCCTGAGTCAGCGTCGTCGGCAGGGGTGTCTTTTAGCCTGTCATTATCCGCAATTCCTGAAGCAGCCCAATGATTGCCTTCCCCAGAAGTGTCAGTGCCTGGGCCATTACCTACCGATTCAACAATTTTCATCTCTAAATAGTAGCCATTGTCACCAAACGTAAGCGATTGATCTGCTATGGAGATAGCTCTCCATCCTCCATTTGAATCATATTCGCCAAAACTGGTTGCAAGGAGTCCTTGGCCATCGATCCAAACTATCTCTGCCATAAGACCATTAAAGAAATTTCCGCCATTATGGTCCTCGCCGATTTTATGTGCGCATGCAGAGTTCCAACCAGGCACATCTGCCCCAGAACCAGGTTGGTTGTTGGTTGAGAAAGACGTAATTCTCACGCCGTTTACAAATATTTGACTGCGATCTCCATTTCCTCTGGATGTATCCATTGACCATACGAAATGATACCACGCGGTTGGGTCTAGAAATTTTTGAGTGGTCACTTGATTGACCGTTCCAGTCGCATCAACAAAACTTAGATTTCCCGCTGCTAAGAATTGCATTTGATGATCGTTACCATCGGTGCAAGAAAACATCTTAACGTTCGTTAATAACTCCGTTCTTTTCGTCCACCAACTAAGCGTAAACTTTTTTTGGCTAGTCGGAGTTCCAAACGTCAAATCCATATGCGCTGAGTCGGGAGGATTAAATCGAAGAGAATTTTCTATAACATAACCAGCATCATCACCACCTTGCGCCCCAGACCCAGATGCTCGTTGTCTATTTAAGACGCTGCTCATTATTCATAACTCATATCAGGATTATTAGGCCAGTTGCCTGTAAAATCATATGCAACTACATCATCGAAGTCTGTTAAATTATTTACAGCAGTTATGTGTGCCTGTGCATTGTTAGTACATGACTTAAAGTGAGTAGCGATAACAGTTCTTAAAGCAGAAAACTTGGCCTCATCAGCCGTGTATACTTCACTTGCAACTTTGGGAGTATGCATTGTCTCCCATGCAATAGTATCATCATCAAAACCTTTGCTTTCCAACAAGTTAATATTTTCTACAGCAGTTGCATCAGTACTAAAATTCTTGTTGTCATAGATAACGCCAGCCCTTGCAACTGAAGTTCTCATGTTCTTGATTCTATTAATAATTACTTTTTTGGCAATGTCTACACTTTTGGCAACTTTGGCTGTTGTTCTAAGTACAACTCCGTCATTGTCAGGAGCAGCATCTGTTACAGCACCTGCCGTATGAAAATCATCTGTGCCATTCCTAGAATTATCTTGGAACATATAAACATCTAAAGTTTCTCTGCTTTCTCTAACTTTTAGCCAAGCAGCTGGATACGTTCCACTATCTATCTTTAGTTCGTTACGGAATACTTTTTGAACAGCCTCATCTCTGTAAATACAAAACATCTCTTTCTCCTAACTAAATGCCAAAACTGCTGTAACTTCTATTTTAGCATCGGCTCTTACAACGTAATCTAATCTGTCTCGCGCATTATTTGCGGCTGTAATTGTAGGAGCAGTGCCACCTGCAAAATCATACTCGCTGCCAAAGGCTAAAGTCTTGGGACTACTAGCGTGTTGAGTAAGATAGATAGAACCACTTTGGCCGGGGATAGCTGTGTCGCTTGGGTTGGCAAGAGTAGTAGCCTCTGTAAACGTATGTTTGAAATCGTTACTTGTTCCAAGTGTAATCGCTATTGAATTAGAGCTGGATGTTAAGTTGGTAACTGTTGGACGTTGCGCCGCAGCATAGGTTTGTGCCGCTGCTAATGTGGCAATGGTTTTGCCTTCAACGGCAGCTAACCCAGCCGATACTCTTGTTATAGTTGTGTCTGTAGCCGCGCCAACATTTACCGCTGCAAATCGAGGCGAATTACCTGTACCTACACCTAAAGCCGTAGCAGCAGCCGCAGCACTTGTTGCGCCTGTCCCGCCATTCGCTATAGCAACTGTACCTGATAAAAACGTATTTGCCGGGGACAACATCTGAAATTGTGTGCCGTCGTACACCACCAAAATTAATGCGCCAGCTTTTATCATAGCACCAGAAATTGCAGCATTTTGATAATATACATTCTTCACGCCAAGGCCGCTGACGTTCAATGTGGACGCGCCTGATGACACGTTAGCAGCTTTAAAAGCAAACTTCTGACCTGCCGCATATCCTGTAATGGCAGGGCTAGGAGCTATAACGTAAGCATTGCTAGAGCCTGAGTCACTGGCAACGTAACCAAACGCATTTGCTTGAGCTTGTCCTAACGTGAGTGAATCAGTGGAGGCAGTGCCAACAGCCATTGCTGTCAGTTTTTTGCTGCCCATGTTAAGGTTGCCAGTTATTGTTGTCTGACCGTCCTTTGAGACAGATTGCGTTAACGCTGTCACCAAGTCATTTATCTGGTTGTTGTAATACGTCTCGCTGATGACCGTATCAAAGACAACATTATCTCCGACTTTGACGTATGTGCCGCTTCCGTTTCTTGCCATTATTCTGCTCCTAAATAGTTCGCTGCGGCAATCTTGGCTAAAAGAGCTTCTGACAGCTTGCCTTGTGTGGGTTGGGCAACTTGATTTCTAAAGTATGCTTGAGCTGGTCTTGTGTTATATAACGATTGTACCAATTTAGGTGCTCCCAAAGCCGCAACCGCCGCCGCCACTGCGGTTGTCACATCACCAGTCGCAGCCCCCGCCATCGTGCCACCGGAACCGCCCTGTAACAGCCCTTGCATAAGTGTCCGCCTAGCTGTGCCGCTATCGGGAGGGATCGCCGAATTTAAGAAGCCGCCAACCCTTGAAATATCGTTTAAATCACCCTTGCCTCTTACATAACTGTCCTCGCCTCTTGCCGTCTGCTTAACAGCTTGGCGCAACCCTGAAATTGGTATATCGCCAGAAGCGACTTCTTTTTGAGTGCCGCCTTTTAATGCTCTAGCGATAGTTTTCATATTAGCGTATCGCCGGTTTACATTCTGCCATTCCTTTTGAACGGACGCGCCAGAAGACCTGTACACTGCGCCGTCAATAGCAGCCACTAACTTTGCCAAGCCTTCTTTCTCAAAGCTATCCGTTGACGACCGGGCCAGCTTTTTAATCACAGACGTAGCCTCTGCGTATTGCTTGCCGGGGATTATCACGTTGGATATGTCAGGCGTTTGGTACGCCTTCTTAAGCTCACTCAATTTATTTATAACGCTGTTAAATTTTGTCCTTGCGTCGGCACCAAAGAACTCGCTGTACTCTGTCTTGATTGCGTTGACTTCATCCAGCATAGTCGCATCGACATTTACATCCGTCTTGGCTATTAAATTATCGTACTCTTTGCCAATAGATTTGAACGCGCCATCCATAACGTCACCGGTTGCAGCATCAGCCTTTATTCCTGCCTTTTCTAATACAGCCCGATTGAACGCGACACGCTGTCCTGCGTACTTAGCATTTTGAGAGCTTGCCGTGAACGGTAGCTGCCCAAACGTGCTTTCCATTGTCCGTAACCCAGGAGAACCAGTCTCTTGACCCGGTGTTAGCTTGATACCCATATCTTTAGCTTGTTGAGCTAGATTTTTCTCATTAGCAGAGAGCTGAGACGCGAATGGTGTGATTGCTTTCTTTATTGCGCCCTTAGCTAGTGCTGGCAAAGTAGGTGTGGCTAGACTAGCAGCGAGACCAGCCAACTGACTATCAGACGCTTTTTCCGTAGCTCCACCAACCGTCCCAGCCGCCACCTGCATACCCGGTTGGGTTGCTATGGCTTGGCCTACTCTCTGAGGGACACTGCCCGCTTGCGCCAGCTTACTCGCAGCCAATCCAGGAACCATAAAAGCTCCTGCGTTAACTGCGCCAGAACCAGCACCATAAAAGCCACGCTCAAGTGTGTTCTGTGGGGTGTTGGGGCCGAAGTTATCAATATCAGGAGAGATAAACTGACCAACACTTTTAACACCTTGTTTAATAACTTCAGGGTAATAACCTTCCTCCGGCGCTAATGTTAAGCCCGTTTTATCGCCGACATACCGAAGGCCGGATGATACTAATTCAGGAATCGCGCCAAG